TGTTTTGTTCTAAATGTTAAAGGAAAGTTAGGTGTATCTACTATAAATGTATAAGTTACACCTCTAAATAACTTGAGTGTTGGATTTTGTGTTAGTCCGTCCGGTGAAAATACATATCTAACATTGTCTGCATTATCTGCAAGAGTAACTGTATATGTGCTTTGTATTTCTCTTTCGTCGCCCTGAACTGTAACTGTTTGAGGACCTGAAGCTAGCCAATAATATTCTCTAAAGTTTGTAAGTTTATCAAAGTCTACATGCGGATCCCATGCATAATATTCTTGTTCATTTATAAAACTATGATTAGTAGCTATAGAACCAAAGTTTTTTAATTGATTCATATAGTCATTATAGTCTTTATAAAAATTAACATTACCTAAATTATCTTTAATTACAGCAGCTGGTTCTAATTGATAGTTAGATCTCGCAGCGTTTACTTCTTCTAAATAACTATCATCTGCAACAAATGCTTTTGCAGTTTTCCTACCAGAATAAGCATTAATTTTTTCTACCTGTCCTGGCTGTATTAATTGATCTAATGTAGCACTTAAAAACTTTTTGTTAGGATTAGTCCTAAAGAAACGCGGTAAAAAGTTTTCCGATTTTCTTTTATTGTTTCCGCCTGCAGGTAGAGCTGGTTCGTTTTGATCGTTGTCGTACGCCATTAGTAACTACTTCCTCCGGTTGAACCACTAGTTGTACTACTGGTCGAAGTTGTACTACTGGTCGAACTTGTTGATGTTACGCCTATATTAGGTGTAGCAGAAGATGTTACTACTGCACCTTCCGCTTTTAATCTGCTTGCTGTGATAGCATCTATAATATCAATGTCATTTACTGTTGCACCACTAATAAAAATTTCATCAGATTCTGATTTAACTTCAAATAAACTACCAAAACTTTGTGTTGTTTGTTTTGGAACAACAACAAAAGTAACAAGGTCTGGTGCAAGCTGATTCATTACATAGGCACTTAATTCTGAGAAATAAAATCTTTCTCCAAAGTCCCAATTTTCTAAAGCAAAAAACTGATTCACTGCTGAAATCACTCTTGACTTAATATCATTATCATTTATAACAACATCAGGATTTTTTACTATTTTAAATTTTGCTTGCAAATCTTCAGTTGCCTTGTCGCCAAATAATATTTTGTATTTTGCTGGATGATAAATTATTTCATCACTTATACTCTTAATGTTATTTAAACTTGTACCATAACTCTGGAATAGTTGATCTGAACTAGGAGCTAAAGGCTTTGTGCCATTTGTCCCTTCTAGCCATAATCTAAAATTATTATCATAGCTTCTTGTCAAAAGATACGTATCAACTATGTTAGAAACACTAGGATCTATCCTACTGCTGTCATCAGCGGCATGAATGTAAAGAAACTTTAAATTATCACGGCCTATTTTTGCTTGATAATCTGTTGTTATAGATAGTATGCTTTTCTCTTTATCTAATATTTCAAATATATTTTCTTGAATATAATAAAATACCTGGTTATCGTCGTAAGTCGAAAAACTGTCTATGTCAGCTTTGCTATCTAAAACAATAATTTTAAGTTCGGTATTACTAACATAATTAAAATCTTCAGTACCATCGTCAGTTAAGCGTTTTTTTAAAAACACATATTTTGATCTCGGATTTACTGTTTCTGATATTATGTCTTCAAAAATTTGAGGATTATCTACCACACCATCTTCGTCGTCATCATAAAAACTTACTTGTACCTTTTTACTATTAATATATCCGTCTGCGTCTCTAAATTCTTCAACAACTTCCCAATCATAATCAACAGTAAAAGGAGACACATTGTCAGGTTTTTGATTTACACTAAGAACTTGTATTTTGTCCTTGACAATTTTTCCTGTAAGATTATTATAAATTTTGTCTGAACTATCAAAATAGAATCTTATTTCTTTATCACTTTCAAATAAGTATCTACTTGCCCGATATGTTATTGTATATTTTTCTCCGTCTGTTTCAAAAAGCAATAACCAACTTGCATCAAGCTGTTGATTGGTATTATCTCCAGTTTTACCTATACTGAAATTTGCACCTATATTAAGATTATTCTCAGAAATTAAACGCCAATGACCTATGTCCCTATCGAATCTTAAACCAAATGTTTTATATGCAAATACTTGATCAATTATTTGTGTTTTTACGTCATCTTGTAATTCAGTTGCAATCCTTGGCATTATCTCAACTAGCACTGCATCAGTAGGAATTATGTCATTTAACACCACGCTTCCGGTACCATCTTCGTTTTCAACAGTTCCGTCACCTGAAACACTTACAATTTTTGTCCATAGATATGTTACACTGTTGGCATGATCCGCTGCACCGTCCATTAATTTATTATCTTGATCTGTCATAAAGTGCTTGCCGGCAGGTGCTTCAAATTTTACAAGTGTTCCTGGCTTTATCAATTTTAGCAAACTAGCTGTAAATGTACCTAATTGACTCTTGATATCTGCTTGATTTTTAAAGTAACCAGTAGATATATTCGTATCGTCACTTAGTTTAGTCCATGTATTGTTTAAATCATTTGTAAATATTTTAGGAAAACTATTCATATAATAGTTTTTAACTTTTTTATTTGTTAATATAGGTTCAATAGTATTAACTATTGCACCTTCAATATCTGTACGTGTGCTAAAACTGAAGCTTGTTTTAGGTGTAAGAAAATCTTTCATAAGAACACCGTCTACACCAAAAAGATTAGTTTTAGAATACTTTCCTGTAGCATCGGTAAGATCAAAATATCTAGAAATACCACTAGCAGTCCTATTTACAGACTTTGCTTTTACAATTTCTTGACTAGCTACTAGAGGACCTATTTGATAATCTTCAGCTGTAACCATTCTATTTTGAGTATAGTAATTTGCAGGTGCATTAGCTTTTATGCTGCTGTTTGTTTCTGAAATACTAGCATTATCAACAGTGTACTTTAATTCAAAAACAATTGACAATGTTTCGCTTTTTCCTTTTTTACTTACATAAGGAATTTTTATGCTTATGCCGCGCATATCATCTGGTTCTATAACAAGTCTAGCATTTTTACTTGTTCTGTAATAAACTCTAAAGTTTCCTTTAGGCAGATTGCCAAAAACACCATCTGAGAAAATTAAACTAATTCTATCATTGATCCTTGTAAGTACACTGTAAATGTTCCTAATGTTTTTTGATAAACTGTTATAAATGATATTATTACCTTCTACCGCAGCAACTTTTGTCCATTCTTCTTCTTCACTACCAAAGCTATCTAATTTATACAGCCAAACATCATCATTATTAACATTTAAAGCATCTATTGCAACAACTTGATTGGTGCTAGGTGAATTAATATTAAATGTCCCTTGATCTAATGTTCCTTGCACAAAATGACAAAAGAATCCGCTATTTGAACTGTTAGGGCCGCGGCCATCATCTCTATATAAAAAGGCAAAGTTATTTCCTGGAAACGGTGATTCTTCTTCTATTACGTCATTTGTTATATTGCTAGAAACTATTTCAAATCTTGTAGTAGAGCCGTTAATGTTTTTACTAAATCCAAATACCGGCACTGTATCATTAGTGCTGTTAAATCTGTATTGCTCTGTAGGAATGCCATTAATCGAAGATTTTTGTACCGGACGACCAAAAGTTCCATTGACAGGAAGTGCAGCATTTAAAACTTTTACAAACTGTTCGTACCAATCACTATTACTAGGATCATTCCAAAGAACAGTTTGATTTTCTAAATTAATATTATTACTATCAAATATTTCTTCTGTAGTTTGTACACTAGAAATTTTAAGCAGCCCATTAGCAGCTACATTTCGCTTAGGATTATAAGATAGCAATCTAGCAAGACGTAGCACACTTTCTCGTCGTTCAGCAAGTTCAAGATAATTTTCTCTAGCATTTAGATCTATACGGAATGAAATATTTTGACCAAGGTAAGCAATAAGATCAATTAGTGCTAAGTATTCGCTGGATTCAATGTAATCGTTAAAGTCCTCAGGATAATTTTCCCTAAGGTAATTTATCATAGTACGTCTTAAATTATCAAAGTCATAACTTTGAAAATCTGCGTTTCTGTAGCTTTGATAGATACGTTTCCAATCTTCTGCTACAAGTAATCTGTTTTGTCTATCTGTAGATGACATTGCTGCTTCCTTGTTTAACTATTGTATTTATTTGAATAAGAAAAGTGCGCACTTAATTATGCAGTAAGTAAGCCAGCACGTTCGTCAAAGTCAAAACGCATCTTTTCACTTATATTATACGGTAAGAACAACAAAGATACTTCTACTTGAATGCCACTTTCGTATTGATCAACAACTAGGTTGTTAACTTGCACTCTGGGGTCAGAATTTACAATATTTTGCACGTTTTCAATAATAGATTCTTTAAGTTGTTCAGTTAATGGTTCAAACAAAATGTCCCAAATAATAGTACCAAAGGTAGGATCGTCTAATTTTTCGCCTTGCCTAATATGAAAATGATTAATTATATCTTGTTTAATAAGCTCTATATCATACAGTACAAAACTGCTTGCAGTTTCATTTACTGTTGAAAACCCTCTATAGGCTTTGGTTCCTGCGCCATAGTCTGGACGAGTATTACCTTTGACAACAACTTGTTTGTATAATGATTTTTCTTGTGAGCTCATACCGTATTTACCTTAAATTTGTCTTTTAAACGTGTCAACAACAGGAGTGATTTCTGCTTCAAATGCTGTGTTGTTAGCTTCAGTGCTTGCATCTGTCTTTTCCGGAGTATGTTCTGTAGGTGCAAGATTTTCGTGTCCTGACCAAGGTTCATGTTGCGGAATACGCAAAGGACTTACTGCATCACTTGCTCCTGCTGCAACTGGACCGTTCAAATGCAATGGATCAGAAGTAACATACATGCCCTGTGCTGTAATATTATTTGTTCCTGCACAAGTAAGTTTACCATCTGCTCCAACTTTTATTTCTAGATTTGCACCAGTTTGTTGAAATATATTGTTACCACTTTTTATATTGATATTGTTTCCGGCTTCGATATTAATATCTCTGTCAGCTTTAAAATTAAAATCATTAGCACTATGAATGCTTATACTATCTTTTGAATAGATATCTATTTTGCCGTTAGAAGTAAGTTCTATCCATGCTGTGCCTCTACCATTTGCAATGTATATCAAATCTTCTGAATTATGCAATAATATTTGATGTCCAGTTCTAGTTCTTAATCTTACAAGATCATTGTGTGGTAAAGTAACATCGCCTCCTTTTTCTTTTTCAATGTTAATATATTCAGGAGGGCCTTCACTTGCCTTAGTCTTTCTTAATAAAGATGCATCGCCGTCATCCATAACAAATGAACTGCCGCCTAATCTATTAAAGGCTACATCACTCTGTGCAAATCTTTCGCCGTACTTTACTTTAGGACTTCCTGGTCTTCTGTCATAAGGACCAGGTGTGCTAAATCCAAAAACCATACTCGGAACTTCACGTCTTGCGCTGCTAGTTGTTGTACCTCTAGTGCTATCTGTTTCAAGGCCATTTTCTTTTAGGATTGCTTCTGCATCTGTTGATACAGGTTTAACAAATTTTGTAGGATCTCTACCTGCACCTGTTTCTATTTTTTTATTGTATTCACCTACAGGCAAGGGTTTAGATTTGTCTTTGTTATTAAATGTAGTGCTGGCATATCCTGGCAGCATAAAATTCATATATTCGTCTTGTACACACCCTATCCAAAAGCCTTGTCCGCTATTTCCTTCAGCAAATATAACTAAAACTTTTGTACCTATATCAGGTGGTACCATCCACATTCCGTATGACTTTTGTGTATATTGATATTGAGGATTATTACTTACTCCCCTGTAAGGTGTTACACCGTAATACGGACTCAAATATTGCACAGGTATAATTTGTCCAGTAGTTTCTGTGCTGTTGCCGCTATCAGTAGTCTTAAGCAATTCTACTTCTAAACTACCAGAAAATTTACTATCTAAATGATTTACTACAACTGCAAGAAATGGACCTGGATCACCTGATAAGTCTACTTTAGCTGTTCTTTTTTCTATTGCCATTATGCACTCCTTACAGGATTACCATTATTTGTAACTGGTTTTCCGTTAGATGACCTTACAATAGAACCTGTGCTAGTTTTCACTGCTGTAGTAGCTGATGCGCTAGATATTCCGCCTGTTCCGCCTAAACTTGATGTCTTTATCGCTTCTACTGCATCATTGATTACATTGTTTACATCATCTACATTGATTTCAGGTACTCCTGAAAGCACACTATTAACAAGTCCACCTGGAATATTTTCTACGCTGCCTTCTTCGAATATGTTTACATTAGATCCTGTAGCTTCTATACCTATGTCTTGATTTCTTCTTCTAATACAGGACAAATCTTGTGTAAACACTCCACCTCTAAAATTATTTCTACATGTAATAACTTGATATAGTCCACTAAAAGCCCCAACAGGTTTTGTTCCTCCTCCAGGAAAGTACATGCTGCCATCTTCATTATAATCAATAGGTGTCCTAAAGTTCATAGCTATGTCTACTTCGCCACTTTGATAATCCATAGATCCATTTTTTGTAAGATTCATTAGAGCAGTTGATCCAGCACTATAATTTCCCATTCCGCTGTCTGCGATATAATATGGATCTCCAAGAATACTGAAATCTATAGATACTAGGTCAACAGGACTATTCATAAGTGCATTATTAAACTGTCTAGCTATTTGTGTTTCTGTAGATACTTGCGGTCCTCCAACATTTGTATTTGTAATATTAGGACTTTGTTCAACTTTAGATTGACCCTGCGCACTTGCAGTGCTATTATTACCGTCCCTAACTTTTGCAGCTACAGGATCTTCGCCTGCTGCAAGTTTAGAAGAGGTTCCTGTTTTGTTATCTTTTCCTAATGAACCTATATCTGAACTTATAGCTGTAAAAAACGCTGCGTCAAATTTAATTTCAAAATTTACAATGTCTTTGTTTTTTCCAGTATAGATATAATTGTATTCTTTGATTGCTTGTTTTTTTAAATTTTCAATACCTGGCGCTGGTTCCGAACTACTTGTTAATTTACTTAGATGGACTTTGAATGGTAAAATTCTAAATACATATACTCTTGCAGATCTTCCTGTTTGTGCAACTTGCTCGTCGTCTGTTATGTTGTAAACATTTACTTCAATTCTAAACCAGTCGATCATTCCATTCTTGTCTGGCTCAGCAAAAGCAAGTTGTCTACCATAATCACTAAGTAAAACAATTTCTTCAATTATGTCTTGTATTCTTGATCCTTTTTTGAATGTTATTGTTCTATCTTCATCTGATATTTGAACCTTCCCTCTAGCAAATACCCCAGGCTTGTCTTCTACTTCTGTAAATTTAGGTAGCCCAAATGGTTGTTGTCCGCTGTCTAAGAAACTTTTTGTAATTTTTCCGCCACCTATTTTATTAGTATTTTCATCTTTTTCTGCAAAATCTTTAATTGCCTCACCAAAATCGCTGCGCTTAATTACAATACCTAATATTTTTTGTATTTCGGCATCAAAGTCGGCAGGTAATTGACCGTTTTGTATTCCTGTAATTGTTTCAAACAATTTTTGTTTTTGGTCTTCTGTAAGTTCTTTTTGAACACCTTCTGCACCGCTATCTAATTCAGATTCTGTTGTTGCACCTTCTGTATCTTGCACTGCACCTAGTAAATTTTCAGCTGCACTACTATCTTCTGTAGGAAACATAATTACATACTGATCGGCTACTTTTACTTGATCGGCTTCTTGTGCTTCTAATAATTTTGTGTTCATGACAGTAGTAAGACTTTTACCACCACTTTGCAATACTTCTGCTACTGTTTTGCCACTTACAGTTATATCTGTTTTAGTTGTTTGCACAACATCTGAATATGCTATTTCGTTATAAGGTATAGCTTCTACTGCATACCTACTGCCGCCTTCATTTACATCAAATGTAACATCTACAAGTTTTAATGGAAACATTCTTCTTGCAGTAGGCACATTAATTTGTCTGCCTTCATCATCGAAACCTTTAAAATCAACAGTGATTATAAAAGGTGCTTCAAGATAATTTTTATGTCCAGCACGGATAGCTGCAACTTGTAAAGTTTGTAAAAATAACCCCATACTATAAGGTTCGTAAATTTCAAAACTAAGGCTAGTAGCATTTGTTGTTCTTGTCTTACCATTTGGAACAATTAGACTTTCTACAGATAAATTATCTATAAAATATTCAACCCGGCCATTGGTTTCATACGCCGTAGTTGCTTTGCTTGCTCCGGCGCCGCCGCCAGACTTTGCAATAATTACCTGGGGACTTCTTACTCTATATGTGTTGTCTGGAAAATTTAATTCTAAGTTACTCAAACACCCAAATGTAAGAACATAATTGTAACTTGCAAACACTTCTAATTCATTAGAAGCAGGTAGTCCTAAACTAACGCCAAACCCTGCGCCAAACAATCCACTTACTTTTTTATCTAAAGCATTTGCTAGTAAATCGCCAGGATTAGCTAACATGTCAGCTACACCTTTAATATTTGCAATTTCATTTTGGACGGCACCGCTTATCTGATCAATAGAACCTTCAACACTATTTGCTATTCCTTGCACACTAATATTGTTTGAAGTTTCAATAGCACGAACAGTTTGCTCAGCAGATTCTGCAAAACTTTTTCCTGCTGCTCTTGCTCTTGCTGCTAGATTCTGTATTGCCATTTAAAATCCTAATACTCGCTGCAATTCTTCACCTTGTGGCAAATATATTTGTAATCCTGCTTCTAAGTCAAAAATAGGATCTTTTAATACATCCATGTTCCTTTGTGCAAACACCCACCATAGGTTTCTGTCGCCGTACAAGTCAAATGCTAACAAATCAGGTCTATGAGTATATTGAACTTCAACTGTATACAAAACATCATTTGGTTTTGCAGGTACTGGTCGTATTTTGAAAACACCCAAATATTGGCCGCTTTCTGTTGTTGTTTTATTGTAAGGACTTGTTGTTGGATAATATGCCATTATAAAAATCCTGGTCCGTTTGAGCCGCCTTGGGTATTACCACGAACGTATTGATCAAGGCTAAATCTTTCTATACTTCTCCTACTGTATATAGGTGTACAAGTAATTGCTATTTGGCTTCTTGTTGGTGCATATGTTCCGTTAGGACCAACCCCTGGACAATGAATATAATCTACATCTGGTCCAAGTTCTACAGTAAACTGATTTACAATGACTGGAACATTGTTAAAAACATAATCTCCGTATCCATTTAACTTTACAATAGGCGGTGGAGATCCACTATTACTTGTATTTCCGTATGACATTTTTGTAATACTTCGCAAATAATGCACTGCTGCTATCCAATACAGACCTTCGTCAGCATTTTCTACAGTAAAATCACCAACAATACTCATGTTATCAACTCTACTATTTTTATAAGCGTAAAAAGGATAATTAGTGTGTACAGGTTCTACAACATCATAATTTGCCGAATGTTGTAGAATTACAGTTGGAGTATAAGGAAACACCAATCCATTGGTAGCACTTAATTTTTGTAATAATGCGCTTCCTAGAAAAGCACTATTCCTAGGAAGAGACAGTCTTACTCGCCAATCTTGCTCACCGCTAGATGCCCAAGTGCCTCCGGTAAAAGAACTTAACGACGGCATGCCGTTGATAGGTAAATTTTTACCTCTTATTAAACTACCTATACCTAACTGGTCTGCTACATTAAAAGCAACTTGTTCACCTATGCCAGATACAGTATTCAACGCATTTTCGCCAAACTTTAGTGCAGAGCCTACAAGATTTTCTACACTTGCTTTAGGCGCTAAACTATTTCGAGCTTGCGAAGCTGCATCTGCTATTGCTCTTGGATTAAAAGCCATTATCAATCTCCCTATACATTATTTAGTTGACTTTTTAATGTGCGTATATTATAATAGTTACAAATATTGGAGAATCAATGAGACGAGTTAACTACCTAAACAACAAAGATATCTTAAAAGAAATTCACAAGTCAAAAAGCACTTTT